GCGATGACTACGGTTCGGCGGGCGAGGACTTCGACAGCTTCAAGCTGTCGCTCCTCAACCATGCGACCGTGATTATCAGCTTCGGCGCCATCACTGGCAACTCGATACTTAAGGTCTACAGCGGTGCGTCCGCTGGGACAAAGGACACCGCCGAGACGTTCACCTATCGGTACACGGGGGCCGACTATGAGGCCGATGACTCGGACCTTTGGGGCACCGAGACAACCTCCGCTGCCCTGACGCTGGCGGCGACGACTTTTGACCATCGCGGTCTCGCCATCGAAATAGATCCCGCGACCATCACTGAGGACCAGGAATGGATCACGGTTGAGGTTGACTCCACGGCGACCGTCCTGAACATGGCAGCGGTGCTTGTGGCCGAGCCCAAGTGGGCACCCAGCCCGACCGTATTAGCCTAGAACCCTGAATGGCGGAGGGCCGCTTCGAGAGAGGCGGTTCTCTGCTTTACACAGGTCAAGGAGGAAAATCAAAGTGTCAAAAACTGAACTTTTCGTAAGACGACAAGCGGGCGGCGTGTTTACCGTCGCCAACGAATCTGTGACGACTGGCAACATCTTTTGGGTAGACAGCGGCTCTTCGACTGGCGCGGACGCAACCGGTTACGGCGACAACCCCGACAGGCCGTTCGTGACGATTGACTATGCCATCGGTAAGTGCACCGCCGACAATGGCGACGTTATCTATGTCATGCCGGGGCATAGCGAGGAGAAGGCCGCCGCTGGCGCGCTGGCCACGTTCGACGTTGCTGGCGTCAAGGTCATCGGTCTCGGTCATGGCGAGTCGCGTCCGCAGTTCCGCTGGGGCCACGCTGACGCGGAAATTGACGTTACCGCCGACAGCGTGACGCTGAAGAACCTTGTCTTCATCAGCGCGGCGGAGGACGTGAAGGTCATGTTCGACCTCGACGCCACGGACTTTACGGTGGAGGACTGCGAATTCCGCGACGACGCGACGGACGAAAACTGCATCGTCTATATCGACGCGGACGACACCGACCTCGCTTGTAGCCGCCTTACCGTTCGGCGTTGCGTGGCGGTTTCGCCCGACATCGCGAACGACCACTTCATCGCCACGGCTGGCGATTTGGCGCGGTTGACGGTGGAAGACTGCTACATCTCGCTTGGCACCAACGACGGTGAGGCCATCATCGAGGCCGCGACGGGCAAGGACTTCACCGATTGCCGCATCATGCGGAACACGTTCTACCGTCTGAACACGTCTGACGTGGTAGTCATGGAGTCCGACACAACCGACAATTCGGGGATTATCGCGTTTAACGTCGTGGGCCATGCCGATCTTGGCTTGGCGACGCCTTGGGACGTCACGGGCGCGCGGCTGATTGAGAACTATGCTGTTGGCGTAAACGACGCATCCGGCCTGCTGCTGCCTGAGGAGGACGACGATACTGAATGAAACGGGGGGGCCGTAAAACCCCTTTTTTAGGAGAGTGATCGACCATGGCCGCAGAAGTGACTTGCACTGAAGAGACACTGGGCGTCATCAAAAAGATCACCTGGGCATGGACCGCCCACACCGACGGCAAGGTTGCCGCGGCGACAGCCAACGCGGAGACCACCAAAACTTACAACGGCGAGATTGTTCGCCTGGTCACGGTCCCGGGAACCGGTGGGGACCAACCCGATGATAACTACACTGTAAAAATCTACGACGACGATGACGTTGACGTACTGCTCGCCGCAGCGACCTCGAACCGCGACGAGACCAACACTGAGCAGATTGCCGCCTCTTCACTCGGCGTAGTCGCCAACGACAAGCTGACGCTCTATGTCGAGGGCGCGGGGTCTGGTCACAAGGGAACTGTCCATCTTTACATCCGCTAGAAGGAGGGCTGAGCCATGAGGTCTCTTGAGCTCGTAACCGCTCCCGCGAGGGAACCGCTGAGCCTGGACTATGCCAAAGACTTGCTGCATATCGATTCGACTGCGGATGATGATGTGATCCAGGGGCTGATCGGCGCTTCGAGGCACTTTTGCGAGGGCTTCCAGAACCGCGCATACCTTGAGCAGACTTGGGACCTCTGGCTCGATGACTGGCCGGATGAAGATTATATCCAAATCCCCAGGCCGCCTCTCCAGTCGGTGACCTCGGTCAAGTATTACGACACCGACGATACGGAGTATACGCTCAGCTCGGATGATTACTTCGTGGACACGGCGAGCGCCAGGGGCAGAGTGCATCTGGCATACAACGACATTTGGCCCTCGACGACCCTGAGGCCCGCAAAAGCGATAGCGATTCGCTTCACCGCTGGCTACGAGACCTATTCGACGACCGTCACCACCGACGACACGGCTGTCGCAAGGGGTACGTCCGGCGACGAGTTCAGCACGACGTGGACGGCGGGCAAGATTGTGACAATCGCGGGCAGCACTTACCGCATAGCATCGGTGACGGATGCGGACAACCTTGTCTTGGCGGCCACGGCTGGCGAACAGACGGACGTCGCGTTCACCGCGAACGACGTGCCGGAGCACATCATCCAAGCGATGATTTTGCACATGAGGACGCTGCACGATGACTACGAGGCGAAGGAACGCAAGGCGATGGAGGAGGCGCGGGACTGCCTGCTCAAGCTCGACGGGGTGATGTTGGTATGATGCGGAGAATCAACACCGAGAGGCTGAACGTGCGGATCACGCTGCAGACGAACACGCCAACGCGGAGCGCTGACGGAGGGCAGGCCGCTTCATGGGCTGACACCGTCACCGTTTGGGCCGAGAAGAGCCACAAGAGCGCCAGGGAATTCTTCGCGGCGCAGAGGCTGAGCGCGGAGCTGACCGACTTGTTTATCATACGCTATAGGTCTGATGTAACGGTGACGCAGCGTGTGAAATACGGCACTCACTACTATGGGATCGTCGGCGCATTCGACCCGGACGCCAGGCGAAGGGAATTGCACCTGCTTTGCAAAGAGGTCACTTAGGATGGACAAACTTGAGATCCGCGTCGAAGGTGAAAAGGAATTCCTGGACGCGCTGAGCAAGCTTAGTCGCTCGGTCGCTCCCGACAAGATGGAGCCGATCCTCATGGGCGGCGCAAAGATAATCACTGCGGCATCGAAAGCGAATGCCCCGAAAGACACAGGGGGTTTGCGAAAAGCCATCCGCACGAAGAAACTCAAGCGCATGTTTGGCCACGCGGCACCCGCCGCCTCCGTCGTCGATCGCAAGAGGGCGCCCCACGCCTTTTGGGTGCACGAGGGTACGGGCGAAAGGATCGGCGGTCCACGGAGCAAGCGCTATAGAGGCTTCCACTTCGGGCGAATGCCAAAGAACCCTTTCCACCAGAAGGCTTGGGACGAGAACAAGGGCAAAGTCCAGGACTACATCACAAAAGAGATTGAAAAGAAGTTGGGGAGGAGCCTGACATGAGCTTGACTCTTGAAGAATCGCTCTATGCATACTTGAAAGATTATGCCGGGCTTAAATCTCTCGTCTCGGATCGGATTTATCCCGACCGTTTGCCTCCTGGTACGACAGACGCATCGGTTGTTTTCGAGATGGTGTCGGGCCCGCGCTACCACGCTATGGGCAAAGACGTCAGCCTTACATCCCCGCGCTATCTCTTCTACTGCTGGGGCACGTCGAAATCAAGCGCGGTATCCGTGGCAAAGCAGGTCAGGGCGGCCCTCCAGGACTACAGCAGCGCGGCGATGGGCGGCACGGGAGGAGTCACGGTGCAACATATCTACCTGGAGGACGAGTACGACGGCGAAGACGCGTGGGAGGGCCGGGAAAATCCGCTCATGCCGAGCGACACCGGCGGGTTGGCAAAGTCCAGGGTGCTAGAGTTCATCATCTGGTATGAAGAATAGAGGTTTTGCCTTTGGATGAAAAAACACGGATGCGACTCGCAACCATTTTGAACAGCGCGGGGGCGGCCATAGAAGCCGCCCTTGACATTTTGGAGGCCGACATGGAAAAGCCGCCGCCAGCGCCAACGGGCCAGGTCTCCCAGGAGACATGCACTCATCCCCTTGAGGCGCGGATCAATTATTCAACGCCGGGCTGGGAGCGTTGGCAGTGCAAACTGTGTGGCTATGTCTACGAGCGACGGTTGAAAAAAGAAGGTGAAGCGGAATGAGCACTTCGGTTGACCTTTCAGGCGACCACAACAAACTGGCTTTGAGCTACGGCGCGGAGATGCTGGACGAAACGGCCTGGGGCGATGACACCCGGATAAGCAAGGCCGGGCTGCTCACTGTCGGCGCCGTGCACGAAGGTTTTTGGCAATGTGACGGGACGAGCGCGGTTGATGATGTGCTGTGGGGGAAGTTCGCCACGGCAGACGAAGTTATGACGGTTTGCCCCACAACGGGGGCAGCCGGAGAAGTGGCCTACACCCTCAAAAGCGCAGTGGCGCGCTATTCCCCAGGCGCGGAGGTTGGTGCGATGCTCGCCTTCACCGTTGAGGCGAGCGGTACCGGGAAGCTCGTCCGAGCCACGGTGATGGAGACGGGAGCGAAAACTTCAACCGCCACTGGGACGGCCCGCGAGCTTGGCGCGGCAACCGCAGCCCAAACAATCTACGCAGCCATGCACATCACGGCTGTATCCGGCACAAACCCCACGCTGGACATGGTTTTGCAATCGGATGACGCAGAAGGCTTCACGGACCCGACGGACCGCATCACTTTCACCCAGGCTGACGCCGTCGGCGCTGAGTGGAAAGACCTCGGTGGCGAGATTAACGACACTTGGTGGAGGCTGTCGTGGACCGTCGGCGGCACGGAGACGCCCAGTTTCACAGTTCTTGTAGTGGTGGGGATTCTTTAGCGATTAAGGAGGAGGTATGAAAACATGGCAAAGATTGTCATGGACGATGCTTATCTGTCGATTAATGACGCAGACCTCTCTGACCACATCAAATCGGTGACTTTGCACTACGAGGGCGAAATGCTGGATGACACAGCGATGGGAGATACGACTCGCTCAAATAAAGCCGGTCTGCTGAATTGGAGTGTCGACATCGAGTTTGTGCAGGACTACGCGGCGGGCGAAGTTGACGCAACGCTTTTCGATCTTGTCGGCGCAGATGCTTTCGCCATAATCCTGAAGCCTGACGGCGATACCACGAGCGCCACGAACCCCAAGTTTACGGGCGATGCGGTTTTGGAGTCTTACCCGCCCATCGCCGGGGCGATTGGCGATCTGGCTACGACAACCATCACCCTGCGCGCTGGAGGCACGCTCTCCAGGGCCACATCCGACGTATAAGGAGGGCTAAGTATGGCGCGACTTACGCGCGAAGAAATCCTGCAAGTCAAAGACCTGCGGGAAGAAGAAATCGAAATACCTGAATGGGGCGGCTCGATAGTCGTCCGCTCGCTCTCCGGCAATGCTCGCCAGAAGCTGGTCATGAACTGCATGGACAAGGCGGGGAAGATGGATATCCAGAAGCTCTACCCCATGCTCCTGATCGCGGGATGCGTGGAACCGCAATTCACGAAGGCCGACACAGACGGGCTCAACGAGAAAAGCGCCGCCGCTCTTGAAAAAGCGGGCAAGGCGATCATGAAGCTCAGCGGCATGGCACTGGAAGATATCGAGCA